CCCATGTCGGGGCGGTGCTGTGGCGGAAGTCACGCCAGTGGACGTAATCCACCGGGGCGCACTCGTAGTCGATTTGCTCCATCTGCGGGGGAGCGCCCTCACCCTGCTCAATGTCCTCGGTAATCAGCAAGCCGTCATCGTCAATTCCAATGGGCGACGTATGCGGTTCGTACCGCACCCATGCCGTCCCACGGCCGCCGAGGAAGCGATCCTCGACGGAATACTTCATCGTCGCCCGAAAGTCGGGGTAATGCTCAATTTCGTAATCTATGGCGCGTTCTAGCAGCTGCGCGGCCACCCGACCCACAGGGTCATTGTCGCCAAAGCGACGGGTAACGTCGGCTTTAGGCAGCTTGGCGTAGACGGCGGGGATGAGCGTCTGGACGTTTGACCACAAGATGTTGAACTTGGCCGATTCGGTCAGCGTTTGCCCACGGGTATCGTCCCGGTAACGCTTGATGATCTTCTTGACGCGGGCCGTCCACTTGGCAAATTCGTTGTCGTACTGCCCGATGATCTTCAGGTATCGGTCAAGTTCCGGCTGGACGGGCGTTTCCATTAGGCGTAGGTGCTAAACAGCCCGATGACTTGCATATTGCTGTTTTGGCTGCACCGGGCAGTGATAGCGCCCTTCGTAGCGATACCAAGGGGGATCGTATACACGCCTGCGGCCAGCGTCGGCGGGGTGCTGACGAGAGCCGTGCCGTTGTCCGACAGGATTGCCGAGGCTTCAGTGTTTGACGACACGTTCACCACGACGCTGTGGATGTATGCCCCTGCCGCGCCCCATGTGCTTGAGCTGGTCGCCGCAATGGTCTGGTAATTGTTCCGAATCGGGTTGTTTACGCTCATATTCGCGCCCTCCTGCCTACTGAACGGTCGTGGACTGTCCACATGTCGTTTAGCGTCACTGTATTCGATGGCCCGACCATCAGCGGTTTAGGCTCCAGCGTCGGGGGCTTGTCAACATGGTCACGCCATGATACCGCAAGCATACGGAAAGCGTCACTAGGGTGTGAAGTCCAATCGTGGCGTGGGCTTTCCCTAAATGCCTTCTTGTCCTCGTCGTATTCCCGCTGGTACTGCCGTAGCGCCTCAATGCCGTCGCGGCACTTCTCGGCGTCAAACCACACCCGAGGCAGCGTTAGGCGGACGGCTTGGATACCGTTCTGCACGCCGATATCGGGTATTACGGCAATGTTCTTGGCCTCAAGGTAGGCCGCCAGTTGCTCAATGATGCTGCGCCCGGTCTGTAAGCTCTTGGCCCGTGCGTCGTGCGGTAGGTAGTGCTTGCCGTACTTGTAGGGCTTGGCGAGTATCTTCTCGGCGATGTCGTGAATGTCCGCGCCCGAGACTGCGTAGAAGTCAATAACGCGAATCTCGCCTCTGCCCAATTGGTAAAACCATACCGCTGTATCGTCTCGGTAACCCAAGTCCCACGCGGTGTAGACGGGTAGATGCGGGTCACACGGCACGGCAGTAATTCGGCCCTCGTCCTCGGCTTGGCGCATCTCCTTGCCATAAAACGCGCCTTGGATGGCAGCCTCGAAACTGCACTCGTATTCCTGTAGGTACTGATCTTCGCTCAGTTGAGCCTTTGCTGCGGCCAGTTCACCGGGGGGCAGTAGCCCGCTGGTTGAAGCTGGAAGGCGCAACAGGAACCATTCGTTCGGCAGCCGTTGTGCGGTGTCGTATATATCCCAGAACTGGTTGCGCCCTTTTGGAGTACCCCCCATGACGCACCATCCTTGTTTATCACTGAGGGCGGGGCGAATGACGTTGCCGAACACGCTTGGCCGAAAGTCGCCGTATTCGTCAAGGTAGACGCCGCTGAATCCTAGTCCACGCATTGAGTCAGCGTTGTCAGCGCCGAACAGCCGTATCTGGCTGCCGTTGATAAGCGTGATGGCTAGTTCTTGCTCGTTGACCGCCTGAATGATGGGCTGTGCAAATTCCTTAAAGTATTGCCATGCAATTGCCTTGGCTTGCGACCTGTACGGACTCACGTATCCAAATAACCCATATGGGCCTTGGTACATGATCGCAGCCCGGATCATGTCATTGACGGCTGCGACGGTTTTGCCTGCACGCCGATGAGCTACGAGGCAAGCCCATCGCTTTGTGCGCTCATGGAACGGCATGAACGCCTTGCGCGGGCGGTAGGGCAGTATTATTCGGGAGCCATCCATCCGATCTGTACCTTGACCGGGCCGTTGTCCTTACCTGTGATCTCTTGGCGGGCGAGTTTGGGAACGTGGTATTCCAGCAGGGTGCTGAAACACTCAAAGGCAGCTTGTGGCCCCTTCTCTGCTGCGATCTCGTCTAGCCACCCTTGGAGGCGGTCTGCATTGCCGTCCACAAACGCTGCAATGGCCTCTCTGGCGGCCGCTGTCGCTTTGTTGGGGCTGCCTTTGCGGCTACCGCCTCCTGTTTTTTTGCCTTTTGCCATCGCTTTTTATCGCTCTTTGCGATTGTTATGGTTACTTACTTGGGTAATAACCAAATTCCAACAACGAATCTGACCACGTTGTTACGTCCTTGGCTTTTACTTTTTTAGCAATTACCTTGTCGCCATAATCCACTGCGACGTTACGGTCTAACGTAACCCAATCTCCCACATTGATACCATCGCCAGCGTCTTTTGGAACACCCCTATAAATTGTGAGTTCTGCGTCTGGGTTATCGCGTAATTTTGCTAACAATTTTGGAATTTTTGCCTCTCTTGGGTCTCCGCCGCCGAAAAATTGCAAAGCATTTTTTCCGTAAATTTCTTCACCGAATGATTTGTATGCCTCGTGCAGCCGTGACGCCCCGCCCGCCTCAGTCATTGGGCGGTGACTTATACGGTATTGCTGCGCCATAACTTCATCGGGACGGCTTTGCAACGCAGCAGCCAACTTCTCGCCGTTGCGCTCCAGTATCTTGACCTTCTTTTCCTCGCCGGGGAACACGACGAAGTTACGGGTGCCGCTGCCGCCTTGGCCTCTGCTGCCTGCGTCTAGGTAACGAATACCGGGTATCCCGACTGATTGCAATGCTCGGCTGCCTTCCACGCTTTGCCCGCCATAATCTGAAAGCGCCCGGTACAAATCTTCGCCTTTTGCCACAATGCCGCGCTCGACGTTCTCCTTGCCCTCAATAAACGCTTTCATTTTGGCTTTCGTTGGGCCAACGGCTTTTCCAGCGCCAATTTTGCGGGCCAAGTCTTGAATGGCTTGCGATTGCTCACTTAACGGCTTATCCCAATCCAGCATCCGATCTATCATTTCGTCGGGTAGGTCGGCTTTATAGAAAGAGCCTGAAGTAAATTCTTTATACGCCTTTTCTTCTGCATTTCTAATGTTTTTTATTTTTTCAACTGTTTCTTTCGGAAACATTTCTTTATTGTTTTCAACATACATAAAAGCACTAATTTCGTTTTTTGGTATTGCCGATGGAAACTGTTTTCGCAATTCTCTATCAGCGCGAATAATTTCTGCTTGAGCTTTTCTGTATGTTGAATTTTTCACGTTTGCTTGAGCAGCCCAATCATCGGGAGTTTTAATGTACGACCGCGCAACGCCGGGATTCTCGGCAAAATAAATCCCATGCCCATACGCTTGTGCGCCTTCGCCCGTGCCGATTTTACTGGCGTCAAACTCGCCTAATGGGTTGGCCTCCGTACTCGGAAATCGGTGTGGCGTACCGTGGTAAACGTCAAGTTCAGCCATGACCGGCTTACCGCGCATCGGGCCGATCATTTCGCCAATCACTTCGCCTGCGCCTAACGGCCCGCTCATGGCTTTACGGCCCGTCTCGGCTAGGGCTTGGGCCAACACCTTGGGGTCGCGCACAATGCCTCTAACGGCCTCATATGCGCTCTTGGCCGTGCCTATAGGGTCGGTAATAAGCCCCTTTACGCCTTCCAATTGGTTGACGATGCCTTGACCTAGCCCGGCGGACAGGTTCTCAAGGTCGGTGCGAAGGTTCTGCGAGGGAGCCGACTGCGGGCCTGCCACTGTCGGGATGTATTCTGCTAGTCGTTGCCGCTTGGCTTGCTCGTAAGCCAATGCCTCGGCCAACTTGTCCCGACTCACCGCCATTACTTAAACCTGTCCAACTT